GGCGCCCACGGGTTCGCAAGTGGAAGATGCGATGAGCGCGCAGGGCAGCATGGTAACGCATGCGGAAGGGCGCAACCGCCAGACTGATGTTTCTCCACTTGAGCAGCCCTTGCTGCTTCTCGAACAGTGGGACGAAGAGACAGTAAAAACCGTGCTCTGTTATGACGGGCGCCGGCTGACGATTCGCAACGAAGAGCACGAACAAGGCTCGATGTCGCACACGGCCTGCACCTGGTGGCCGATTGATAATTCGGGCTACGGGATGGGTATTGGCCGGATCAACAGCGGCGACCAGCGCATTAACCAAGGGGTGCTGAATGAGTGCCTGAAGATGATTGCGTATCCGTTCAATGCTCCCATTCTGTATGCGCGCGGAAGCGAGAACGCCCCCACTCAGAACACGATTGCGCGGCATGGCGGATTCCAGGCTGTGGACCCAGGCCCAAGCGGCGATGTAGGTAAGGCGATGAAGTTCATGGAAATGCCTTCCGTACCGCCGGAAGCGTGGAAGCTTTTGGAAATGAGTCAGATTGGTGGCGAGCAACTAAGCGGAGCCGACGCGCAGATGCAGCAAGGTGTGCCCAGCCGCAACCAGGGCGCGACGCGATCAGCCACGGGTGCCGGCCGCGTGGCGGCGATGAGCGACCAGAATATTGCTGACCCGGTGGATTCGGTCGCGGACGGCGTGATCATCCCAGTGATCAAATTCCTTATCCACATGGTCAAGACCAAGATGCCGCTCAGCGAGATTCGGCAGTTGCTGAGCGCGAAACATGCCGCGGTGATCGAGAAGGCGATTGCGCTTGAACAATTTCTTGATGCGGACATGGAAGTCACCGTGCTCGCCGGGCAGAAACTGGCGGCGAAAGCCGGCATCCAGCAACTGATTCCGTTCTTCCTGCAGATGGTGCAACAGCCGCAGTTGCTGGAATTTCTGCATCAGCGCGGCGAGACGGTAGCCTTCGATGTGATTTTCGATCTGCTATTGCAGGTGGGGGAACTGCAGAACCAGCCGGACATCTTCAGACCGCTGACCGATCAAGAGCGGGCGATGGTGGAGAAGATGAACCCTGGGATGCAGCGCCAGCAGGCGGAAGCGACCAAGGAAAATCTGCGCGGACAAAACAAGATCAAGGAAATTCATGAGCAGGGCGACGTGGATCTGGCCAACAAGGCCGCCGAGCTGGCGCTGGAAAAAACCAGCGAAGGGATTCCGCTCGACCAGGCCGTGGAGCGGCTGGAGCGGAACTCCGATATTGCAACGCTGCAGAACGGACTGCCGGATACGTTAGAGCAATGATGATTCCGCACCCAGGCCGGGAAATCGTGCCGAAAGCCGAATTCAAGGGACCGAAAGTCGTCCCTTTGAACAATCAGGCCAATTTGCGCCACATCATGAAAAGATTCGTGAAAGAAGCGAGCAGGCCCGGGGTGAAGGCGATCACTTTCGTGATTGAACGCCGCGATGGCGTGCACATTGAAAGTTCGCACCCTCATGATATAGATACTGCGACAATCCTGATTAAATCTGGGAATGTGATGCGAACCCTATGAACGCTCTGGAAAAATTTCTAAAAGGCGAGCCATTGAACGATCGCATGGCGACGCTGATGGAAGAAGGCGACTATGAGCCTGAGTTGTCGCCGGATGACTTGGCGGAAGCGAAAGCTGCCATGCCTCTCGATGTGGCGCTGGCTGCCCTGACCACCGACGACAATCGCGAGCATTTGCGGCGGCTGATGCTCGAACCGGGCTGGCAGGTACTTCTGCAGTTACTAGACAACGACATCGCCAGATTGGAAGATGCCGCCAAGCGGATTTCACGCGACCCGCTTCGGTTGGAGCCGGGAACGCTGACGGCAACGTGGGCGGAAGTGAGTTACCAGAGAAAAGCGCGAGAGCGCATTGTAAGCCTGGCGGAAGAGCAAGTAGCGAAGTTGAAGAGGAAAAAGAAAGCATGTCACGACGCTGGAGCGATACCGACGCAAACGGCCACAAACTGACAGACGGCCGCGTGTGTCTGGTGATTGAATCGGATGACCCGAACTTGCCCCCGATCTACACTTACGGGAAGGACAAGGACGAAGTTCTGGAAAAACTTGCGCACACGACCGAAACTGCGCAGGCCACGATTCAGCGCTTGCGCAGGGCCCCGAAGACACCAGCCAACGCGGCAGCGGCGTCGGTTGCCAGCGCCGCTGCCACTCCTCGCCGCGGCATTACCGCCGATGAGCGCGCCCGCGCCACGGTTGACCTGGCGAACCCGGCGAAGTCTGGCGAAGCGATTAAGACGCTGCTGCGCGGCGAAGGTGTTGATGTGGATGCGCAAAGGTTTAATGAAGAAACCAAGCGGATGTCATCTGTGGCGCTGGAGTGGGAGCGCGCGCATCCGGCCAAGATCTGGAAAGATCCTCGCAACCAGAGACTTTTGATTGACGCGGCTATTTTGCGTTGCCGATTCCGCGAGACACTGGCGCCGGAATCGCTCGATGCCGCCTATGAATATTTGCTGGAACATCAGATGCTTTTCGAAGTGCCTGACGAGCCAGCAACACCAGTTGTGCATCCGGATGGAAGTCCGGACTCCCGTACACCGGTGCGCATGGCCACTACCTACCGCGGAACCGCATTGCGCGGGACAGCGCCGGCAGTGGTGAAACCCAAACCCAAGTACACGCGAGCCGAGATTGACGCGATGAACACGAAAGTGTATCGCGACAAATTGGAAAACGAGCCCGGGTTTGCCGAATTAGTGAATGAGTACCACGCCACACCGGTGAAGAGATCGGCCTAACGGCCAACGGGAGAATTTACGATGAACTGGAATCGGATGGAAAAGTTTTCGCTTTGGATTATGCGAACGCTGTTGTTTATTTTTCACGTAGTGCTGGCGTTTGCCAGCGCCATTGTGGCTTCGTTCTCACTGATGGGAGCGATGCAGGCTTATGCCAGTTGCCTGAATGACGGCATTTCGCCAACCTCGATGCTTTCGGGGAACACGCCGCAAGCGGCGCTGACTACGCACTACAACCGCAACTTTCTGGAAAACCTGAAAGCAAAAACCACGAAGCTGCGGCTGGCTACACGCTTCCCGATGCCGGCGCATGCTGGCCAGGTATTCCGGAACTTCCTGATTCAGCCCCTGACTGCGAACACTACGCTGCAGTCGGAAGGCACCGTGGGTAGCGGAATTTCGGTCGCGATCAACTACCAGGATTATCAGCTCGGGCAGTGGGCCGACTTCCTGAACATTTCCGACAAAGCGTTTATCACGTCGATTTCGGATGACTTGATGAATTATGAACGGGAAATGGCTTACCGGCTGGCGTTGACCGTGGACGATCTGGTGATGGCGTATTTCGATTACCTGCGCACGCTGGACGCGAAGACCGCGAACCAGGACGTGACCACCGGTAATTACCAGATGACCAAGCAGCAGATCGAGCAGGCTCCCTTCTCGCTGATGGGGCAAAACGTGCAACCGATGGATAAGGGATATTTCTGCGGCTCGATCCACCCGTTCTTCGTGGGCGACTTGATGGCGCTCGACAATTCGAATAATTCGGTTGTCGATATTCTCAAGCACACGCCGGAAGGCGCGATGAAGCTGGAAGAGTTGCCCGATGGCCCAGATGGCGATGAGGTGAAGTATATCGAGTTGATGGGCTGCCGCTGGATGGCTTCAACCAACCAGACGCAAACTGCCAACTTCCAGGGTTCGGGACAGACTGCCGTGCGCACCTACCTGGCCGGGAAGGATGCGATTGTGGCGATCAAGATGGATCGGCCTGACCGCACCAACGTGGAAGACGGCCAATACAAGAACATGACCTTGTGGCGCGGCGAGTACAAGCCGGGCAACCAGGCGGACCCGGCCGGTGTGATCGGGGCAGGCACTTCATACAACGCGATTTTGGCGTTTGGCGTGCCCCCGGATACCACCAGCCGCGCACGATGCTTTGACAGCGTGCCGCAGACGACCTAAACCAAGGTGAAAAGGGGGGTTTGGCCGTTCCCTCGAAAAAAAACGGCCTGCATTTTGCACTTGATTGGTGGATGATTTATGCCGGAAAAAGAGAAGTCGCTAGAGCAGATTCAGCGCGAGATTGCGGAAGTTGACCTACAGACCAAGCAGTTGCAACTGGCGGAAGCCAAGGATCGCAACGCGAAGTTCATGCAGGCCGAAGAGACGCGACGCCGGGGCAACCGGCAGCGCCAGGCTGAACTAGAGCAAGGGCGCCGGGCGGCTCAGGCGCTGATTGATGACTGCCGGCACAAGTCAGGCGGAAGCCCGTCGAATGTGCTGCGCGGGGGCGGCATTGGATCATTTTCAATTATCTCGCGCTCGCTTATGCCGGATGGCGTGACCGTGTTTTTGCAGTGTCCGCGCTGCCGGATGAAAATGTACTTCCGGCCGCTGACCCCGCCCGAGCAAAAGAAGTTGATGAAAGGCGACCCGGAGAAATTTGAGCGCTGGAAGGAAGGCAAGCGTCTTTTCGATCTCAGTAAAGATCAAGGGTTGGAGCATGCGGATTTGCGCGGACCAACTTTTTTCTTTCAGACGGCGGAAGGCGTGCCCTTTATTCCGGAGATGGTTTAGTAAGGCAGGCTTGCAACCTTCAGGAATGGAGGATCGTGTATGGCCGACGGTGAAGTGGTAAGCGTAGTGCGCAGTGCGAAATTCAGAGATGCCGCTCTGGTACTGGCGGATGATGCTGTGGAAATAGCCGGAAGGCTTAGGAAGTGCATCCGCAGCGGCCAGTGGGAGCGGGCAGAAGGACTCGCGGCAGGCTTACAGCGTACTGCCAGAGACTCGAAGTGGCTGATGCAGAGACAGCCGAGAGAGAGTTGAAAAGATGAGTGGACAATTCGCAAAGACGACATTTGGGCCGCCGGCTCCATTGGGCACAGACACTGACAAAGGCGCGCTGATTGCCGATGTACAAAACGGCGTTGTCGAGATGGTGGATGGCAGCGGCAATACTCATGGCCTGGAAACCACTCTTGGGCTGCTGCAGGCGCAGACCGCTTTGTCAACCATTACGACGGCGCAAACCCTGTTTAGCCAGGCTTTTCCGGCGGGCGCCCTCAATAAGAAGAATCGCACGCTGTTTATCAGTGGAACCGTTATCTTTACGGTTTCGGCGGGAACGCCTACGGCCACCATTGCGATTACGCTTGGTGGAGTGACGCTGTGCACGATTACGACGGCGGCGCTGGCGGCCTCAACCAATGGGCAGATCCAATTCCAGTTTACGCTGAGCGTGGCTTCGACTGGGGCGAGCGGGACGCTGGAGGCGCATGGCGCAGTTTCGGCGCAGCTTTCGGCTACGCTGGGCACGGCCGTGCCGCAATACCTTGACCAGAACATTGCCGTATCGAGCGCGGTGAACCTGACCAGCGCCCTAACCCTGGCGGTGACCATTGCCGCCTCGACCACCATGGCCAGTGCGCAGTTGCGGCAGGGCCAGGTGGAAGTAGTGAACTAGGGAGGAAATTTTGGCTACGAAAACGAATGCCTGGCCCAAGCCCGGCGCGGGCAGCGCGGGCACTGTGGGCACCGCGGTTGAGTCCACGCCAACGATCGAAGACCGGCTGGCTAAACTGGAAAGTGATAAAGCTGCGCAGTTGACGGAAAACGAAGTGACGGGCTTGCGGGCTTTGCTTGACCGCAGCGGGTTTGATCGCGAGAAGGGAACGTTTTAGTAAAAGCCTGAGAAGAGATCAGTTGCCAGTGGCCAGTAAAATCGGTCGCCATTTTGTCTGGGGGAAGGACGGCGACTGGGGACTGGTAGCTGGCAACTGGTGTTTTTATGGGGAACTCGACCACAACGCTGCAGATGGTGAATGACTGGGCCAAGGGCAAAGGCATTCCAGTCCCTACCGACCAGCCTGCCGGCTACAACATCAACCTGGCGCTGAAAATCGGCAATGACGTCATGAGTAAGATGATTGCCGAGCGCTTTAACTGGAAATTCAACCGCGCGACCGCGGCGCCTTTTTACACCAACAGTTTTCAGCAGGACTACCCGCAGATCGGCTTGACGACTATTGGCTGGCTGGAAGATGGCGACCGCGTAGACATCAACAATACCGCATTCCCCAAGCCGCTGGAAAATCTGACGATTCGCCGGCAACTGAGCCGCACGTCACACTACTGGTCGCCGGTGAAGGAAGTTTGCTGGATGCCGAACAGCGAACTTAGCTATGGAACCTGGCCGGGAAACAGCAAGACGTTTTCGCCGCTGGTGACTACGGGCACAGTGGTGCAGAACCCGATCATGAGCATGATCGATGCTAACGGCAACCTGCTGATCGTAACCACGTTTGGGACGACTGCGGCGACCGGCACGGGACCGGTGTTGCCGGCGAATTCTGCGGAAGGCGTCACGGTGGCCGATGGGACGGTAGTTTGGACCGTGGTTTCCCCCAATTCGCAGGGCTTTCGCGTCTTCCCTTTGCCGGGTGCGAGCGGCCCGGTTTACCAGTGCACCATTTATTACCAGATGTTGCTTGCGAAGCTGACTGCGATGAGCAGCCTGATCAACCCGATCCCGGACGACTACAGTGATTATTTCCAGGATGGTTATGAAGCCTACTGCCTGCTGGCCAGCCCGAACCCGGCAGACAAGGCGCGGGCGCAGGGGCCACAGGGTGCGCTCGCGCTGTGGTTCAAGGCGCTGATGGATGCGAAGAAGCAAGGCGACCGGGAAATCGACGCTTATTCAATGATTCCGGCGTCTTCCCCTGTGGAGCGTGTTTACGGGCAGATGCGTAACCCACAAGACCCGTCGCAACCTTATTAAGTAGAGCACTCAGGATTATGGCCAACACGCTTCTATTACAGAACTCGATCAACTTTGTAGCGCCGATCCTGAAAAACACTCCGCTGCAGATCTCAAACCAGGAGCCGGCGCTGACTGCGGGCAACATTGTGCTGGGGCAGATGCTGGGGCCGCCGATGCGCTGGCGCTTTAACCGCAAGGAAGTGAATTTTGTAATCAGCACTGCGGCTGGCACCGATTATGTGGTATCCGTGCCCTACTTAGGGTTTATTGAAACCCAGTGGTCGGTGGATGGTGCTGGGAATGTGTATGAACTGGGGGGGAAAATTTCGCTGGCGCCGAATGCAGCCAACGCGCGGCCGGAAAAGATTGCGGCGCAGTTTGACGACAACGCAGGTAATATCACGTTTCGCTGCGACAAGACCCCGGACCAGAATTATACCGTCTATGTGGATTACCAGCAGAAGGCGCCGCTGATGTCTTCAGCGGCTTCCGAGTGGGCACCGGTTCCGGACGAATTCCAGTACATTTTCAATACTGGTTTTTTGTGCATCATGTCGCTGCTGGTAAATGATGCGCGCTTCCCGATCTTCGAAAAATATTTTATCTCGCGCCTGCTGGGAGCCCAGGACGGATTGGGGGCCACGGAGCGAAATATCTTCCTGGCGAACTGGACAGGGGTTTTGCAGACTCTGGCGCGGGCGCAGGGCGACGTGAATGCAGGCATGGCCGGGAGGCAACAATGAAAAACGCAGCACTCTGTTTGATGGCGCTGTGCGCGATCAGTTGCCGGGCGCAGTTGCCCGATGCTCCCAGCGCGGTACAGGCGAAGCCGGCGCACTTTCTTACCTTTCGAACATGGAAGCAGCCGGCGCCGCTGCGCCCGAATCGTGACGTGCTGACTTCGAAGACCTGGCTGGCGGCAAATTCCTACGGCCTGGTCGCGAGCTTCGCTGATTCGGAAGTGACGCATGAGTTTGCCGGCAAGCGCTGCGTCGAAGCCAATTCCAGCCTGCCGCGGGTGCCGACCCGCGGAGAACTCTACCGCCAGAATCTGATACCCACTGCAACTGTGGGCGCCCTGGGATTTTTGCTGGCGAAGTATATGTGGCATCCGCTGGGGCTGGCTGGCGGGGTTTATGGTGGCATCATTCATACCAAGGGTGCACTGAGTTGGCGCGGCTATTGCGCTCCTTAAAAAAAAGGATGGGACAAAATGAAATTGAAAATCTGCATTGCGTTGGCTCTGCTGGGTGGCATGGCGGCCGCAGCTCAGGGGCCGGCATATCCCTACAGCGTGGCGCTTAGCTTTACTGCTTCTACGGGCACGGTGACGGGCTACAATATGTATCGCGCACCATATGCCAGCGGAGCTTGCGGAACCTATGCGAAGCTGAATTCCACCCCATTTACCGCAACTTCTTACACCGACACCACCCCGGCGCAGGGCGCCTACTGCTATGCGGCGACCGCGGTTGACGGGACTTCGGAAAGTGGGCTGTCGAACATCGACTCTGATATTGTGATTCCGCCGCCGCCGCCAACCGGGCTGGGCGCAACCGTTGCCCAGGTAGCCGGCCAAAACGAGATTGAGCTTTCCTGGAATCTTTCAACCGGGACGGGAATCACCGCGGAGTGGGCCGGGTGCAGCACTTCGCTGCCGATTACCTCGTGGCACCAGCTTTCAGGGCCGACTGTTACCAGTTGGGTTTACGTGCCGCCGGTGCAAACCGGCCTGCATTACTGCAGCGTGTATTCGGTATCTTCCGGAGTGAAGAGCGGGACCGCGGCACCGGTTTCAGTGAATCTTTCGTAAAGCCGCCCGCGTTTTCCACAGCAGTACACAGAAAATACGCACCAAGGTGCGAAAATAGTTCTTGACAATATGTCATGCAAGAAACTACAGTGCATGACATGGCGACAACGAGCCGCACGGTAGCACCGAAAGCCGTCACGATCCGGCCCACGCAAGAGGACAACCGGATTCTGGCGGCTCTTGTGCGTAAGCTTGGCATCAACGCCAGCGCAGTGATTCGTCAGGCGCTGCGCGTGCTGGCGACAAAAGAGAAGGTGCGCGCGTGATGAGCGGGCTACGCTTTGTTGGCCACGCGGTGCTGGCTGGGATTGTGCTGGTCGCCCTGATTGTGGTTGGGGCAGTTGGCGAATGTGTTGCGGAGGGTGTTTCAAATGATTCTGTGGGAGCCGCAATACCGGCTGGAGATGGTGCGCTACCGCGGCGAGTTGCGCGCGGTGGGGCGCAATGGCGCGCTGCGGCTGCTGGTAGATAAAGCAGATCGGCAAGACGAGCTTTGGGCCATGGCCGACCGATGGCTTGGAGGGCCGGTGCGCTGGCTGGCTGGGCTGGCGCGCCGGATTAACTGGAACCGGAGGATGCGATGATGGATCTTGACCATGTTTTCAGCTACCACGCTCCGCAGCCTGGGCAGGCGGAAAAGTACGAAGAGTTGCGGCGCGCGGCTAAGGGGTTTGCGGCGACGATTGAATGCCTGACGCCGGCGAGCGCCGACCAGTCGGCCGCGTTGCGGCATGTGCGGGAAGCGCTGATGACGGCGAATGCCGCGATTGCGCTCGATGGGCGCCTGAATGAACTGCCAGAAGACAAATCGCAGGGGCCGGCACTCCGGTTGAATACCTTATGACGACATCTGCCCTTGACCAAGCTGGCGCGACGCGGGAGCCGAGCGAATATGCTGCGCTTTCGATGGATCGCCAGTTTACCGGACTGTGGACGCAGCGCTCCCCCCTGCGCGATGCCGATGTGCCTTACCTGTACGGTAAGTTCTATTCGGCATCGCGTTTTGATTCGCTGATTGATGGCCTGAACCGCGAGATCACTTCGCGGCTGAGCGATGCGCGGCGCTTTGGGAACTCGCCTTACAATTCTTCGTTTATCTTTCCGGCGCTGAACTCGTTTTATTCCTACAAGCGCATTGTGAGCGGCACTGAAGTGGTGCGGGTGATGGCTGATGGCCAGGATGGCGTGATCTATGACGCGACTGCCGGGCAGAAGACTGCATTATTCACCAAGGCGAGCGGCGCGGGCAAGGCGCGCTTTGCTGCGGTGAACACGGCACTGTACTTTGCCGATGGCGCGGAAAACAAGAAGTGGCTGCAGCCGGCGACCTGGGCGGCGCAGACCGCGCTGGCGACTTCGACTTACGAAGTCGGCACGATTGTAATTGATTCGAATGGCAAACTGGAATACCTGAGCGCGATGCAGGTGGGCACGATCAGTAAGGTGCAAGTTACCGCCAACGCGGTGATTCTGACGTTTTCGCCGACTAACTTTAACGTTGTGCAAGGAATGAATATTACCCCTGCAGGCTTGACCGGGGCGAGTTTTCTGAATGGCCAGCCGCTGGTTGTGCAAGCTATCACTACTTCAGGGTCGAATTTTCTGGTCACGGCGCAGTATGTGGGGGCGAATTATGCTGCCACCAGCGATTCGGGCACGGCGACCACGGGCGATGTAGGGACGATTGCGACCACGGGCGGGAGCGCGCCCAGTTGGAGCGGCACGGTTGGCGGGACGACGGCAGACGGGCTGAGTACGTGGACGAATTTTGGAGTCCCGATTTATAACTGGGGGGCACCGGCGGCGCCGACGAGCGCACCGATTATTGTGGAGCCGAGCCTCGGCACGGCAATGGTATTCTGGCAGCCTTTGAGGGTGTTTTCAACGTTCATCATTACGGCAACGCTGATTGATGCCAATGGCATGATCTGGAGAATCACCGCGGGGGCAGGCCGGGGCGGCACTACGGGAACATCATTGCCTAAATTCACTAATTACCCGATTGTGAATTCGAGTGGAGTACAAACCGGATCGCTGGCCGATGGCGGATATACCTGGACGCAATCGCTGTGGCTGGGCAGTGACTCTTTCTATGTGGCTACGGGGCCGGCGGGCTGGCTGGCGAGCATTGCTCCGTTCAAGATTGGCGTTGGCGGCGGGGATGTTTGCGTAGACTCGAACGGAAACCTGCAGCAGCTTACCGCCGGGACGGGAAACACAGGGGCGACGGCGCCGATCTGGAATACGACTTACGGTGGCAATACAGCCGACAACGGCTTGACCTGGACGAACCTTGGGCCTTACCTGGCGATTGCCTTTCAGGGGTTTGAATACGGTTATGCCTACCACTGCATTGATGGCTCGGTAAGCACGCTTTCGCCGTTGACGGAAACCACGAATGGAGTGCTGAACGGAGTGCAGGTGGGCGGGAATTATTCGACGGACCCGCAAGTGGATTCAGTGTGGATCTTTCGTACCGCGGACGGCGAATCGACGCCGCTGTTTTTGGCAGCGATTCCGAACAACACGGCGGGTGGTACGTGGAGCTTTCTCGATCAGAATTCAGATAACGTGCTGGACGCCGAAATTGCTGGCCCGCAAGCGGGAGCGAATAACCCGCCACCGGTGGGCATGACCGCGCCCGTATATCACCAGGGGTGCATTTGGGCAATCTACCAGAACACGGTGATTAAGTCTGGCGGCCCAGACGTGCTGGTAGGGAATGGCAACACAGCGTTTGCCGCGCTCAGTTCGTTTCCGATTACGGAGCAACCGATTCGACTCTTCCCAGGGATGACGACCCAGGGGCCGGCGCTGTTTATTTGGGGGACGACGAACTTGTGGGCGATTCTGGGAGCGGGCACGGTTGATAGCCCCTTTCAGCAGGCATCAATCTATATGGGGGATGTGGGCATTCTCAGTTACGATGCCATTTGTATGGTGGGCTCGACTGCGTATGCCTTTACCAGCAAAGGCAAAGCGGCTTCGCTTGACCCGAGCGCCGGCTATGTGGAATATGGCTTTCCGATTGGGGACCAATTCGTGGATGTGACGACGGGCGCCGGCGCGCAGGTGCCGACCGGCGCGCCCATGGGAGCACTGTATTCGCCGGGTTCAACGTTTGTAACCTGGGCGGAACTGTCTTCTGCTGATACCGCTATCTATGTGTCGGATGGCGCAGTAGGATGGTTCCGCTACTCGCCGGTGGCCAGCCCGGAAAGCGGCTTCCTGTGGAGCCCCCGGGCAGTGATTGTGGGTGGCATTTCAGCGGTGCAGGCTGTAGAAACTACGCCGGGGATCTCGCAGTTGCTGCTGGGGCCGGCGGCTGTGAGTGGTGTGTGTTCGGTAAGCGGCACTGCGGTTACCTGGACTAGCGGCCTGAAATTTTCGGCAGCGCTGGTGGGAACGAAAATCAGCCTCGGGGGAACGTTCTACATGGTTGCTACTTATGTGAGTCCGACCGCAATCACGATTGGCACCAGTCTGGGAGCGGCGACTGGAGTGAGTTTTGGGATTGCCGGCCCAATTCTCTTCCGCGATTCGACGGTGAATGCTGACTGGTCGCAAGGCTACCAGGCTTACCCCAGCTACGATGTTAAGGGCAGCATTGTGTTGTGCGATTCAGGCGAAGTGGCCGAGATTGCGCATATTGCCCTGAAGAGCACAGCCGTGGGCGCAAGGCCGGTTGCAGGGTTGCTGCTGGGCGAGCTTGCGCCCAGCACAGAAGTGCCGTGGGATTGGCTGGAAGTTACCAGCAACGACCCGCCTGACCTGCAGGCTTCGCAGACCATGTACAGTGACCGCTACGTGGCGCTGCAAAATGGGGTGACGCCGAAGTGTGACAACTTCCAGTTGGCGATTGATTATGGCACGCAAAACGTGCCCGACGAGTTGCTTAAATTCAGCGTGTATGGAGCGAAGCATGCAGAAAGACGGCAGCAATAGCGCCTGCTACGGCCACCCTGACTGCCCGATGACGGCCGGCTACTACCTGGGGGCGGGGATGTGGATTTGCTGGCTGCATGCGTTGTATGACCCGGTGGCGATGAAAGTGATTGCGGCGACTGGGCAGACCATGATGGCTTTGCCGAAGGCGGAAAGCGCGGCGCTGGTGGTTTCGCATGGCTGCATTGTGACGGAGAAAAAGTATGACCCCTCAAGAATTGGATGAGATTCAAGAAGCGATTGAAGCACGGCCACAGTGCCGCCTGGTGCTGGGAGTGGAAGGATTGCTGACCGATTGCGGCATGGCGGTCGAGACTGACCGGATGGTGATACATCCGCTGGCGTTTTTGGAGATGATCAAGCACTACCAAGACCGCGAGAAATTGTTTAACGATACCGGGCGCGAGCGCTTCCGCTGATGCAGGGTGAGCGGGAACGGGCGCGGCAACTGATGCGATGCGCACTGACCCGGCTGGCGCTGAGTTTCGACACGCAAAAAAAATATACGGGCGCGGAAGTGCAGGAAATTTTAATTGGCTCAATGCTCTCGATTGATGAGGTTTCGGATGCGCAAGCAATTCGAATTGAAGGACAGCAGCAGTTGCCTGAACCGCGCCAACGATAATGAGATGCTGTTCGTGCTGCGCGGGCACGATGCGGCGGCGCCAGCGATCATCCGGATGTGGGTACAGATGCGCGTGACCATGGGAAAAAACCGGCTGGACGATGACCAAATGCAGGAAGCGCTGGCCTGCGCCACCATCATGGAGCGTGAGCGATGAAAGCCCGTGATCTTGTTCCCGGCTGGCCACGCCCGCGCTCGACCGTCGTGCTGGCTTGGAATTGGCGGTGCTTTAGTTTCGGTGGCCGGTATCTTCGGGGCCGTGTGGCGGAAGATGAATGGTTGAAGTATGAGAGCGAGAGAAAGGCGAACGATGAATATCACGAAGGACAGCAGGCCATGGTCGACTCCTACTTTGAGCGCTATCGCGCGGCCGCGATATTGACGGATCTGCCGCACCACTTGGTTATGTACAGAAAGGGCGCATGAAGGAGATCCGCATCACGGTTAGCTGTGTAGCCAGCCCGACGCAGCACGCGAAAGTGATTCGCGTGAAAGCGCGGCTGGGGCGCCGGCGCGCCGAAGAGTTGGCCGAGTTGCTGGATGGCACTTCGCTCGCCTACGTGCATGCGCCAGGGCCGCAATCGCCGATTGGGCGCTGCTGTGTGTGTGGCTCGGAGTGCGAAGCCGAAGTCAGCGAGATTGTCGATGGCCAGGAAAAACTGCCGAACTGCAGTCAAGCGGTAGAACGCACGGCGCGGCGGGCGCGCGCCGACATCAGAAACTTTGCGGAGAAACTTCGCCATGTCCGAGCGTGATTTAATGGATGCCGCGATTGATACTGGCATTGACCCGGAGCCGCAGCGGCCGATACCGATTCGCATGCTGCCGCTGTGGCGCGTGTCATGCGCAGGCTGTGGCGAGAATGTGACGGCCACCGCAAAAGCGCTCGACCCGGACGTAGCGCAAGTTATGTTTCTGGCTGCGGGCTGGCTGCGGGCTGGGAAATTTCTGGCGTGCCCACTGCATAACCCGGCGCGACGCGAGTATGTGGGCTACCCTGAGTTGGCAGGAGTGAAGGCATGATGACGCAAAGCAACCCGTTTCGCGAGGCTATTCAATCACTGTTTGCGGGCGCCACGGTGCGGCAGTTGCGCATTCGCGAGAAACGCCACTACCACTTTCAGCCCGAGTATGAACTGATTACCGGGACAGAGCGGCACTGCTTTCGGCATCCGCAAAACCTGGCGACTCACTTCGAGTTGAATACACAGGATAAAAGCTATCGCCGGCCAGTGTGTGATGGATGCGCACAATGATTGAACAGCGCGGCCGTGCTATAGGCTAAAAAGTTGAAAGATGCCGACACTAAAAAACAGTCTGATTGATCTTGACCCCAAGCGCTACCGGCCGGTTGACCCGATCGCGCGCCAGGTGCCGATTAACCTTCCCCCAGAGCCTCCGATTGTGATTCGCCGCAGTCCGGTGATGATCAGTTCGCTGCCCGCAATTTCTACCGATGTGGATGGCATCGCCCGGCAGTTCTATGGTGGGCAGAATGCGCCTACCAGGCGGCTGATTCTGCCATGAGGATTCTCGATATGGACGGCAATGCTGAATTGACTAAGGAAGAAGTAATCAAGCGAATAGAGATGGCCGCTGCGTTTATATTGCCCTTCTCCAAGCTGCTTGATATAGCCTTTGAAACCGGTGCGGATTTTGGAGCCGAGGAAGCCGCTGGCTGCGCTGCCGCTCGATCAGGAACTCATCACACGTTTGGCCGAAATGCAGACTGGAGTAGTAGAGAGGGCTGAGGCTGCCATGAAGAAGGCTCGCGGGGAAGTAGAGTAGGTCTTTTTAAAAGGAGATGGAAGTTATGGCGACGTGGATCGAAGATGCGAACGGCAACAAATGCTCAGTGGAATATTGGGGTTCTGAGGCGGCGGCAAAAACGGCCCTGGATAGCCTAACCGACTGCTCCCGCTGCTCCGACTGCTCCCGCTGCTCCGACTGCTCCGACTGCTCCGACTGCTCCCGCTGCTCCAGCTGCTCCGGCTGCTCCAGCTGCTCCGGCTGCTCCAGCTGCTCCGGCTGCTCCAGCTGCTCCGGCTGTTCCCGCTGCTCCGACTGCTCCGACTGCTCCAGCTGCTCCGGCTGTTCCGACTGCTACG